TAGATTGGTGGGAACATGCATGGGCCTTAGACTATCAATCAGACAAATCAAAATATCTAGAAAATCAATGGAAAATTATTAATTGGGATTTTATTAATGCTAGAAACCTGTTGTGATATATTAGTAGATGCGTACAAACGAGGAAAATACAAATGAGCAAAAGACAATACAATCTAACCAACAAAACTGATTATGTGAATCGTAAGATGTTTCTTGACCCAGCCGGTCCGGTAACCATACAGCGATTCGAAGAAGTCAAATACAACAAGATAGTTGACTACGAAAAAACAGCTCGAGGATTCTTTTGGGTGCCAGAAGAAATCAATCTCACAAAGGATGCCAACGATTTCAAAGATGCCAGTGCCGCGGTCAAGCACATATTCACTTCAAACCTTCTGCGTCAAACAGCTCTAGACAGTCTGCAAGGCCGAGCTCCCAGCCAGGTGTTTATGCCTGTGATCAGCCTACCAGAACTGGAAGCACTGATCTACAATTGGACATTCTTTGAAACCAACATACACAGTCGTTCATACAGCCATATCATTCGCAACATCTACAACGTGCCCAAGGATGTGTTCAATACAATCCACGATACCAAAGAGATCGTAGACATGGCTGCCAGCGTGGGTCGATACTATGATCAACTACATGAAATCAACTGTAGAAAAGAGATAGGTGAGGCAATCTCTGAAAAAGATCATGTCAGAGCCATATACATGGCCCTGCATGCTTCATATGCTCTAGAAGCATTCCGCTTTATGGTAAGTTTTGCCACATCATTGGCCATGGTAGAGAATCGCATCTTCATTGGCAATGGCAATATTATCAGCCTAATCCTACAAGACGAACTGCTACACAAAGGTTGGACTGCATGGTTGATCAATCAGGTAGTCAAGGAAGATCCGAGATTTGCGGCAGCCAAACTAGAATGTGAAGCAGAAGTATATCAGCTGTATCTGGATGTCATCTCTGAAGAAAAGGCCTGGGCTGACTATCTGTTTAAACTGGGTCCCGTGATTGGACTCAATGCAGCCATACTCAAAGATTTCGTAGACTATACTGCTGTAGGTGCGCTCAAAGACATAGGTATCAAGTATCAGGCCACTGCTCCGAGATCAACTCCAATTCCTTGGTTCAATAAGCACACGGACACTTCGAAGAAACAGAGTGCTCTGCAAGAAACCGAAAGCACCAACTATGTGATAGGCGTCATGGGTGAAAATCTTGACTATGATGCTCTTCCGGCTATATAATAAATCATGTACAAAGCACAATTCAAAAGAACAAACCCATATGAGTCATGGACCACGATTGGCAGTTACGGCAGCGAACAAGCAGCCATATCCGCAGCCTTGAGCTATAAAAACAAAGGCATGTTATTGGTTAGAGTCACTGACAAAAAAGGTGCTGTGATATATTCAAATTAAATAATGGACCATGAAAATTATTGAAAAAAGTAAGTATAAAGCTCTGTTATTTCTTATTGCCAGAGAAGATGAGGCAGGTAGATCAGGTGGTGGTCATCGAATAGCTACAGAAATACGTAAGCATGGATGGGATGTAGAAGTAATAGATTTTTTCCGTTTCTGGACGTTTGAAGAAATAAAACAGTTACTGATAACTAGACTTGATAGTGATTACAAGTTCATAGGGTTCGGATCGTTATTCCTGCAATGGCCTGAGTTAGCTGAACAAACTGCTGCCTGGCTAAAAGAAAACTATCCGAATATTCTAATCATCTACGGATCTCAAACTTTTGCAGAAATCAACACAAAGCATATTGACTATCAAATAACTGGGTACGCAGAAACAATCTTTATAAAACTATTAAAGTATTTGTTTAATGCCGGCGACGCCGTAGAGTTTACAACTGTAAAAGGTAGAAAAGTTGCACAAGGCGGATGGGATGCTGCTCCTTGGAGAGATCCTGTTATTATATATGAGGATCGAGATTTCCTTCAATCATATGAATGGATTTCAATAGAATTCAGCAGGGGTTGTAAGTTTGTCTGCGACTACTGTAATCATCCAATGATCGGAGTCAAGGGAGATTGGACTAGAGATACTGACAGTTTTGAAAGACAGATCAAAGATGCTTATGATCGATTCGGTATCACCAGATATATGATCAGCGACGAAACATTCAACGACCGCACTGAAAAAATTACAAAATTTGCTGACGTTGTACAACAGCTGGACTTCCAACCTTTTTTCTGGGCGTTTATTCGTCCTGACCTGTTAGTAAAACGTGGTCAAAAGGAATGGGATGAACTGATAAGAATGCAGGTTGTCTCTCATCTGTACGGCATTGAAACTTTTAACCACGAATCGGGAAAGGTCATTGGTAAAGGAATGAATCCGGAAATATTACAACAAGGGTTGATAGATGCAAAAAATTATTTTCACAAACAAAATGATGGGTTATACAGAGCCACAATCACTTTGATTGCAGGGCTTCCTCATGATACCGAGGCAGATGTAGAAGCTAATTTTCAATGGTGTCTTGACAATTGGCAGGGAGAGAATGTGGTAGCAAATGTACTTGATATCCCAAAGAAAAATGCCTTTGACCATTTAAACCAAAATTCAAAGATGACCATGGACTATGCCAAATACGGTTATGAACCTGCTACTCAAGAAGAGCAAAAAGAGTATCTAAAAAGTCTTGAAGTGTATGACAATTATAATCACATAACTGGATTCCGCCCGGATAATGTAATATGGAAAAACAAACACACAAATTGGGGAAGAATGGCAGAATGGGTAGAATTGATGTATTATAAATTTCCTCAAAACGATATTAGGTATCCTATTCAAAAGTTTTTTTACACGGCTCCTGATAAGTCAATACGTGAGCTATTATCTTACGACTACAAAAAAGGTTCGCCAAAGCTCAATCTTAATTACGAAATGATTGAGAATTACAAACGTAGTAAGTTGAATATGTAACATGAAAAAATGCTGGTATCGACTTAACATAGATGTTTCAAAGGCAATATTAAACGATTGGAAATTTCCCACTCCAAATGATATAGACGACAGACAAGTTTGGCCTATCGAAAGAGAAAATATTTTCAGTAAAGAATGGTTAGAGACCATGGAGACTATAGGTATTCCTATAGCAATAGGAATACTTTTTTATAGACGACCATGTATCGTTGATGATTTTGCACATATAGATCTTGCAGGTAACCCTGCTGAAATTGTGAACTGCGGATTTAATTGGGTTATAAGTGGTGAAGCCGGCGAAATGATTTGGTACGATAAACCACAACAGTCTGGCGCATTTATGCCTATTAATTCGGATGGGGAGAGTTACTTGTCTTGGCCTATAAGTCAACTACAAGAAATAGATAGATGTGTTATGGAGAAAAATCAATTAATACTCATACGTGTTGATCATCCCCATGCAATGATTAATAGATTTTCTTATCGATGGACTATAAGTGCAAGATCTCCCGTGCATTTAACTACTTGGGATAAAATGGTAAATGATTATCAACACTTGCTTGAAAGATAAATTATCAAAAGGAAAATAAAATGAAAGCTGTTGTATGGAGCAAATATAATTGTCCCTACTGTGATCAGGCCAAGGCACTGCTCACGCAAAGAGGCATAGAGTTTGAAGAACGCAAGATCGGTGATGGATATACCAAAGAAGAACTATTGGAGGCTGTACCAAATGCAAGAACAGTTCCACAGATCTTTATCAATAACACACTTATAGGTGGTTTCACAGAACTACGTGACCACATAGAACAAACAGCCGGTGGATTCGGCAAGGGAAAATTATGATGTTAATAGACAAAGGTGTTGCAGTAGGAGAAGTAGTTACGTTAAAACTCACTAGCGGTGAAGAACTAGTAGCAAAACTAGCGGAAGATCAAGTCATGCACTACAAATTAGCGCATCCTATGGTCATAGCTATGAGTCCAAAAGGACCAGCGTTAATGCCCTACTTATTCACAGTAGATCCCAACAAAGAAATTAGATTAGCCAAAGCTGTAGTAGCTGTGGCAGAAGCCACAGATAAATCATTTGCAGATCAGTTTATACAACAGACCACAGGGATTGCACTGGCTTAAATACTAGTTTAGGAAAGTACTATGGCCAACGACAGTTCATTATTACCTACAACACCAACTGCCCCAGCAGCAGCAGTGCTCACTACCTCTTCTGCAGGTACAGGAGCAACTGCTAATAATGCAATTGCTTATGATTATAGTCCTCATTTAATTAGAATTGTAACAGCGTTGGAACAGGTGTCATTGAGTATGGCATTTATAGCTGATAAAATAGATAATGTGTCTGATAAATTAACCGATCTAGCGACTCAGTCATCTATTCAAAATTCAATACTATCATCGATGTATGCTGCTATAACTCCTGGGTCAACCACCATCGGAGCAATATTATCGGATATTGCTCAAGCATCTGAAGATACCGCAAGAGCAACTGAATCGATGACGGCTGCTGTAACTCCTGGGTCAACCACCATCGGAGCAATATTATCGGATATTGCTCAGGCGTCGGAAAATTCTGCAGTATCCCTTGCAGGAATTTATGATCGATCCAAGGGCGCCGGCATACATATGAAAGGACCGTTGGATTGGGTAGGACTAGTTTCGACTTATAAATTGTACGTTGAAAATGTAGGGCCTGAAAACATTACTCTTGCAGGACTTATAGCATTTAAAGCTAAAATTGATGCCCTTCCAAAGGAATTTTAGTAAATGGCAACTACTCCAACACCTCAATCGACTACTCCCGGCGCTGGATCGAGCAGTGCTGGTGGACACTATCTTGTACCGCACAATCACGCAGCAGGCACCTTAAGCCGACAGGAACCTCTATACAATCCGTTCAACGTGTTTGCCAATGGTGTGGAAATTGCGCTGTACAATGCAGCCACAACACCAGGAACATTCGCCTCTGCAGCAGTGCCAAAGGTGACTGTGGTAGCTGCTGTAAAAAACGTGGAAGGCGATGAAGACAACACCGCAGGTAAAAGAGAAGCTGATAGATTCCTCGCCGAAGGGCGCATCACTGCTGTAGAACATAAAACATTAACCACAACACCTACTCCAAAAGGACCAGGCGTGGCGCCCAGTAAAGACAGACCAGCAGACAGACCTAGCGCAGCTGTTTCAGGTGACATTACATTTGCTACTAAATTAACACCGTCGGGATTTACCCTAGGACAAGCGATAAAAAATGTTACCTTTCCCAGAACTATAGCTCAGTTAGCTGACAATGTCAAGGGACTACCGCCTCAAAACATCGTGAATAATTTGGCCGCCCTAGCTCTCAATATTCTAGAACCCATAAAGGCCAAATATCCTAGTATGTTGATTACCAACACTTATAGAGAAGGAAAGGGTCAGGCACAACACGGCACAGGTCAAGCAGCTGATCTGCAGTTCCGTGGTGTAGGAGCACATGACTATTTCGAGATAGCACAGTGGATTAATAAAAACATTCCTTATGATCAATTGCTGCTGGAATATCTACCAAGCAAAACTGTGTGGATACATATCAGTTATGCTATTCCAAACTTACCTTATGGTGGTCAATCTGTGAGGGTTTCGAAACCCATTAATAAACTAGCCACACTAAATGGTGCTGCAGGTGGAAAATTTACTCCTAATCTGCATCAAGACATCATAGTGGCTGCAGTACCTAACAGAGTAGTGGCTGCCTAATGAAAAAATTATTTTGGAACACATTGGGTTTTCTAAGTCTTGGCATGGCCTATATAGGAGTTATCACTCCGGGCATCCCATACAGTATATTTGTGGTGTTTGCTGCCTATTGTTTTAGTAAAGGTTCAGAGCGCATGCATCGTTGGATCTACAATCACCGGTTGTTTGGACCGTTCCTACATAATTGGAATACTAGGCGTGTGTTCCCTCAGAAAATGAAATACTTTATGCTGTTCATGATGTCAACCAGTTTGGCGATCATGTGGTTGACTGCGATACCTGTTCGTGGTATAATATATACAGCACTGTTTATGTTGTGCGTGGCAGTTTGGGCCTGGAGATTCCCTAGCTCGGTCGAGGAATATGATCGGCGAATAGCTGCGGGAAAACGCATAGGTTGGATTAAATAACATACAGAGACAGAGTCTTTTAACAACAAGGAAATCAAGTAAAATGGTAACAGGAAAAGTAAAATGGTTTAACGACGCCAAAGGTTTTGGCTTTATTACGCCGGACGATGGTGGCGCAGACTTATTTGCTCACTTTTCACAGATTAATTCGAGTGGCTTCAAGAGCCTACAAGAAGGACAGAGTGTAAGGTTTGAAGTAACTCAGGGTCAGAAAGGACAGCAGGCCAGCAACATTCAGCCTGCATAAATATGAAAGCCTATCAATTCATTGTAGCAATTCTTATTGTTGTATTTGTATTGATTGAAGTTTTCATGTAAGGAATTGTTGTAATCCCTTCAAAGTGAAGGCATTCTGGACGCGGGTTCGACTCCCGCCTCGTCCACCTAAGCATACTCCGAACCGAGTATTCTGGTAGCAAGGCTTTAGTGCCGAGTGTGCTTAGTTGGGCGAGCCATGGTTTCGACAGGGTGAGATAATAGAGACGGCAACACGGTAGGCGATGACCGTTAATCAAGCAAATAAACGTAAATGCAAACGCAGATACATTTGACTTCAGTGCAATGAGCTTCACTGGTAACACCGTTCGCGGTGCTGCTAATGAAAGCAGATTTGCCCTAGCTGCCTAAAAAACAGCGGTCCGGGGTAGGACATACCTTGTAACCTAAACCACCAAAAGCGGCTATTCGTAGCCGCTTTTTCTTGACATGCATAGCAGAAATACTATATACTAAACATTGACATACAAGTCATTTACTTTTAAAAGGAAATATCAATGAAGAAGTTTATCGTAGTGGCCGCTTTGAGCGCCGCAAGTACTGCCTTTGCTGGCGGGTTTGGTGCTGTTGAGTATAGCAGCCGTGATGGGGTAGATAGTACCGCAGATGCTCGCGCAACTAAAGTTACCATGGGCACAGACATTAACCAAATGTTCAAAGCTGATTTCAGCTTGCGTCAAAAGACTGACAACAGTAACAATCTCAGCGACACACGTTTAGAAGCCGGTCTAACAGCTACACAGCCAGTCGGTGCAACTGGTCTCAGCGTGTACGGTCGTGCAGGTGTTGGTGAGAAGTTCAAGACTGCAACTAACTACAGCTACTACAGTGTAGAGCCAGGCATCAAGTATGCTGTAACTCCATCGCTTTCAGTTAAAGCAGGTTACCGTTATCGTGCAGCAATGGACAGCGTCAATGCTGACACCACACGCACATATCGCCTGAGTGCAGAGCACGCTCTAAGTAAGAATTATTTCGTTGGCCTAGGCTACGACAGTGTTCGTGGTGACAGCGATTACAATGCTACTAATATCAGCGTTGGTTTCAAGTTCTAATCTAGAGATTAGCACATAAAAAGGAGCTTCGGCTCCTTTCTTTTTTGATATTGAAAAAATCTATTAGCTTCATAAAAAAATATTCACAAAAAAACTATTGATTGCCTATTTCAATAGGATATATAATATACACATACATTGACAAACAAGGAGACCCTATGTCACAAACTGTAAAAGGTACACGTACCGAAGAAAATCTAAAAGCAGCTTTCGCGGGCGAGTCACAGGCCAATCGCCGATATCTATATTTCGCAAACATGGCTGATGTGGCCGGAGACAACGATATCTCTGCACTGTTCCGTAGCACAGCCGAAGGTGAAACAGGCCATGCACATGGTCATATGGAATACCTGATCGATGGTGGTTCGGGAGATCCTGCCACAGGCATGGCAGCCAAAACCACAGCAGAAGCACTAGAATCAGCTATACATGGTGAAACACACGAATACACAGACATGTACCCAGGTATGGCTAAAACTGCTCGTGATGAAGGACTGGACGAAATCGCTGATTGGTTTGAGACCTTGGCCAAAGCAGAACGCAGTCATGCTAACCGTTTCACCAAAGCCCTGCAGGCACATAAAGCCAATCAATAACCTATGCTAGAGTGCTTGATTATTGGAGACAGCATCGCAGTTGGAACAGCACAGGCAAGGCCTGAGTGTGTGAGCTATGCCCGAGGAGGTTGGAACTCTCAGCAGTGGAACAGAGATTATCTTGCCAAAGTCAGCAAGAGTCCTGCCAAGACCGTGATTATCAGCCTAGGTGCTAATGATCATGCTGGTGTGAGAAGTATTTGGGAATTGCAGAACATGCGTAAAAATATTGCCGCTGATAGGGTATTTTGGATCGATCCTGGTCGTGATAGAAAACCTCTGGTACATGATGCTATAGTTATGTTGGCCAAAGAATACGGTGATACGATTTTGTCAAGACCAAAAGCACACATGAGCGCCGACGGCATACATCCCACAGGTCGCGGATATCGAGAGTTGGCTGAGAAAACCAAATGACCATAATGATATTTGCTACGGTTATTTAATGATATTAACTATGTGTTCTGTGGCGAATCTGTCATATAATAGTGATACATACTAGCACAATACAGTATGTAATTTATCAACAAAGGAGGATATTATGTGGACCACACCAACAGCAACTGACATGCGTTTTGGTTTTGAAATCACTATGTATGTTATGAATAGATAATTTTGTAACATTGAAAAAGCGGCGATAAGCCGCTTTTTCTTACCTATCTTATCTTTTCGGTATATATATTAGACAAGATAAGACTTACCTATTATTGTTTCTATTTTGGAATTTATATGCAAAAATATATTGTAGTTAGCCCTGGAAGATCAGCCAGCAATAGTCTGAAAGCTCATATTGAAAACTCATTAGATAAATTAGGCACACCGAGAATCGTAGAAAATTTAGAAATGCCTATGATATGGCCCGAAATTCAAGAACAGCCAGAACAGTGGACTGTGGTAATTTGTACGAGAAAAGACATGTTAGCGCAGGTATTGAGTTTCTACACAATAATGCTTACTAAACAAACCCATAAATTTAAAGATATCGCTCTAGAACCATTTGTTATTCCAAGAACATATTTCTTTACGTTTGCACATGGTATTTTATTTTTCCATGAAAGAATTTTTAATATCAAAGAATGGCCGAAATTTAAAAATATACATTGGTTAATCTACGAAGATATAATTACTGATTGGCACGGAACCGGACAGATCTTAGGATTCGATGATTGGGCATCTGATTCTGATAAGCATTACATTGGATACGGACCGGTCTGGGACAAAGTCATTAACAAAAAAGAAGTGTTAGATTGGGTACAAGAACTGCAAATCAATTATCGGTTCACTACAGAAAAGGAAAAATATAAATTATGACTAAAAGAATTTTGATAATGGGATTACCTGGTTCAGGGAAAACATATCTTGCCAAGCAACTAAAAAAATATTTAGAAAATAATTTTAAACCTATAAATGAAAATTCATTACGCCCCTTAAATGACTCGATGGTTACAGTGAGATGGCTAAATGCTGATGAAGTTCGCAGACAGTTCAATGACTGGGACTTCAGTTTAGATGGCCGGATTAGACAAAGCCAACGCATGAGAGATTTGGCAGACAAAGCCGATACTGATTATTGTATTGTGGATTTCGTGGCCCCATTGGTAGAAATGCGAAACAACTACAAAGCGGATTGGACTATTTGGATGGATACTATAGATAAAGGGCGTTTTGAAGACACAAATAAAATGTTTGTGCCACCCGAAGTTTATGACTTCCGCATTACAGAACAAAATAGTGAGAAGTGGGCAGAGTTTGTAGGCGAACATATTTTAGAAAATCGTCGAAGACCTGTGTTTAATTGGCGGCAAGAAACTGTTCAAATGCTAGGTAGATGGCAACCTTGGCATGCAGGCCATCGGGCGCTGTTTGAACGTGCTATAGCGAAAACAGGACAAGTTGTTATACAAATACGTGATTGCCAGGGCTGGCAAGGCACTAATCCTTTTGCTCTGGATCAGGTAATGCAATACATAAAAAGAGATCTAGACCCCATTTATCAAGGACAATATGAAATACAGGTTGTTCCTAATATCGTCAATATCACTTATGGTCGTGATGTTGGTTATAAAATCGAACAAGAAACATTTGATTTGTCAATCACTGATATTTCGGCAACAAAAATTCGAAAAGAAATGGGTCTTTAACAATCCTTTTTGATTTTATCCCACTTTGGTGGGATTTTTCTTGACTTTTTTTGTAGAGGTGTTAAACTCATAGAGTAGTTTAATTTTTTTGGAGATAAATTTTGAGTATGCACTTAGAAGGTCCGTGGTTATCTACCACGGGCAAGAAACGAGGCAAGAAAAAATTTGCATCGGCAGAACATGCTAGAAAAGCCCGTGAATTAGACGAATCTTGGAAAGATCTTCTGAGAAGGCAGGGTATAGAGCAGACAGAAGGCAAGCGAAAACGTGCTATGAGCAGCGAAGTCTGGAACCCCCCGCCTGCATCATATCGAGGTTCGAGTGCTGCCAAAATACCCAGCCTTCCATTTTCCGGAGGTGCTTGTACAATGCCTGCACCAAAAGTATATACTGGCACAATGGTCAAGGGTATCGCTACCATGCACAAGTCAAATGCGGTACCTGTGTTTTCAGACGAAGAAGCTGTGGATATATCCAAAATGCGTCGATAATCACCGGTTTTTGTATATGAATTCACGATATCGACTATATATTAAACGTTTCGCAAAGAAACTGAGATAGTAGATCCAAAGTATGCCAAAAGCTGAAACAGATCCGCGGGTCTTGGCCAATGAGAAACCCGTATTTTCGGGACGCCAAGGGTCGCCAAAGGCACATGAGTTATGAGATCATGCGTCCAATGGAGACAACTACACGAAAGTAGGGTTCTTTCAGAGCCTCGTGAAGTTAACTCCCTTAATGTAATGTGCAGAATATCGCACACCAAATGAAAGGAGGACTTATGGAAAAGTCAATTCGTACCATATCCTACATTGTAGGATTTATTCTAGTAGTTGTGTTGGTTCAAACTTTGACCTCGACTAAATTTGCAAATCTCAAAGAGAAAAATGGATTTTACAGTCGAGATGTAGTTTCAATTAAAACCCGAGAGCAACAATTGGATTGTCTAGCTATTAACATTTATCGAGAAGCAGGGTATGAGCCGTTCGAAGGTAAAGTAGCAGTGGCTCAGGTGACTCTTAACCGTGTTCAAGCTGGTGTATTTGGCAAGGATGTCTGCGGAGTCGTGTATCAAAAAAATGTTGTTATGGAAAGAGTCGTGTGCCAGTTCTCATGGTACTGCGATTCCACACACAAAAATCGTCCCATAAACAAGGAGGCCTACAATGAAAGCTATGAAGTCGCCAAGAAAGTTCTTTTGGAAGGATTTAGATTATCTGTTCTCAAAGATGCTTTGTATTATCATGCCACCTATGTTAACCCAAGATGGAATTTACCAAAAGTTGGACAAATAGGTCAACACATTTTTTATCGAGCAAAGGAAGCTAAACTATGATGACAGATATCAATCAACTGAAAGAATTCATTCAAACTAAAATTTCTGTGATTTCAGCAGAAACATTTGGATGGTTGGCAGCAATAGTATTGCATGCCTCAACGATACCCAGTCTGCTGGCAGTGATGGCAGGGCTCACAGACAGATTACCGGGTGTAGATTTGGTGCTGTTAGTTTGGACAGGTCTCACACTGCTATTTGTTAAAGCAGCTATCCAAAAAGACATGCTGAATATCGTGACCATCGGAGTGGGATTCATCGTACAGGCCGCGATGATGGCATTGATCTTCTTCAAGTAATTTGGTAAACACCGTGGTTGACTTTGATCAGCCATGGTGCTATACTTGTACTGTTTTAATTCACACACAGAAAGGTTTTTATGAAAAAAGCACTCGCAATTGGTTTGATAACAGCAGCCATTTCTGGTTGTTCGTCAATGAAGAGCATTGAGGATCGCAAGACCTATGCTCAACCCAGTTGGTACCAGAGTTGTGCTCAGGCCGGCACTGAAGGATTGTTTTGGTGGTCAAAAGAAATGGCTTATTCATGCGGTGCAGGTGAATCAATGCATGCACAGGCCGCTGAAGAACAGATGTATGCCATTGCGATGAATAACTTTGCCAAACGCATTAATTCAGAAGTGAATTCTGAAACACGAATTGAGTTCAAAGACGACAAGAAATCCACTTACACCAAGATCTCATATGTAGTACGCGATACTGCTATTCGTGAGCACCTACAGCGTGAAGTGGGACATTTCACTATGCAGGGTCGTCACTACACCTTTGTAAGGTTGAAAATGCCTAAGCCTGTATTTGATCAGTTGATTGCTGAAGCCAAAGAGCAGAAATTGGCACGCCAATGAAACTGATCATAGCTGTCACCGCAGTGGCTCTACTTGCAGGCTGTGGTTCTGTGCCAAAAACACAGGCACAGAAACCACAGTACTGTTACACTAATCAAACCATTGTCACACAAAATGGAGATCGGGTGAACAGTCGTACCACTGTGGAATGCTCAGACGATCAAGTCAAACGACTCACAGTGGCCAGAGTTGGAATAGGTTCTAACTGTGGATACTTTAATGGATGGATGAAGAAAGGTGGAACCGATGTTCAATACCGTGCGCTCAGTTGCCAGCTGCCTGATGGTAGTTGGGAAATTGTTGATACTCACGGCCAGTAGTCCGTCACTGGCCAATGATCTAGAGAATCCCAGATTCTTTAACTACAGTTCTGCCGCTTGGTCTAATAGATTGGCAGACCTTACTTTTGGTTGGTTCAAGACTCTGGATGATGAACAAAAGACCGCTTACAATCAGGCCATACATCATGCAGTGATGTATGCAGACAATGGTGAAGTAGTGCGTTGGTACAAGAAAGATGCCAGCGGTATGGCTATGACATCTGCTACATGGCCCAGCGGTGCAGGTTACTGCCGTAGATTGCACGTACAGGCCATTGCCTACAATGTAGAAAAAACCATGCGAGCCACTGCGTGTTTTAACGACGTAGATAATCGCTGGACATGGTCCAACTAAATACTAGTTCATGAGAATACATACAAGCGACAAATTCATTGCCTGGTCGGCCTTACTCAGCGGTTTAACTGTGTCTGCTGTGGCTATTTGGTACAGTGTAGCTGGACTAGTAGCTATATTCTCTGCGGCAGTTATCCCAATCATCGTGATGGGCGTGGCTCTAGAAATCAGCAAACTAGCAGGCACTGTTTGGCTCAAACAAAATTGGACTCGAGCACCGTATTTTATTCGAGCCTATCTGTTAGCCGCCATTGCCATTCTGATGTTGATTACATCAATGGGTATCTTTGGATTCTTATCAAAAGCCCACAGTGATCAAAGTCTGGTATCGGGTGATGTACAGAGCAGGATTGCTATCTACGATGAAAAGATTCGAACAGCAAAGGATAATATAGATGCGAACCGCAAGGCGCTTAGACAGATGGATGAAGCTGTGGACCAAGTTATGGGTCGAAGCAGTGATGAAAAAGGTGCGGATAAGGCTGTTGCGATCCGAAGAGCACAGCAAAAAGAACGCATCCGCCTTCAATCTGAGATTGCGTCCGAACAGAAAACTATTGCCACCCTTAGCCAAGAACGTGCGCCCATCGCGGCTGAAGTCAGAAAAGTTGAAGCAGAGGTTGGGCCAATAAAATACATTGCGGCATTTATCTACGGTGATAACCCGGATGCCAATGTATTAGAAAAAGCAGTTACTTGGGTGATAATTATCATCGTAGTGGTATTTGATCCGTTGGCTGTGATTTTACTATTAGCCAGCCAATACAGTTTCCAATGGTTCCGTAAACAAGAGGAGGAAGAGCCTAACCTCCCAGAAGAAAAGGTTGTATGGGAAGACATTGACCATACACGACTTTCATCTGACTCAGAGGAGGAAGAGACAGAAAGAATAGATCCCCCACATCTAATGGCCAGTCCATATTGGCCGTTTCCTGTGAGAACTGATCCTAATCAAATGGATTTATTCGAAAACATAAAATATCAAGACAAGGTCCAAGAAGCTTCGTATGTGAAAGATGATGCTGATACGGACAAAAAGAAGCCCATTGACGAATGGAACCAAATGATCGCCGAAGCAGAGCGAGCTGTAGCAGAAGAACGTGAACAAGAAGATCAAAAATTATTAGAATCTGCTCCTCAGAATGAAAAGCAGGCTATGACTGCCTGGAAACATGATCATCCTGACATGAGTCTTAAATTACAAAGACGCCTATTAGAAAAAGGAGTCATAGATCATCTACCATGGGAAGACTATCTCAAACCTCGGGCAGACTTTCAAGACGCAGTCTCAGAAGCTAAAAAATGGGCAGAAGAAAACCCCAACCTAGAAGAATCAGCCAAGGCCAAAGAATGGGCTGAAGAAAAGGCCGACCCAGATACGTCTGTGAGCTGGATGGAACACGACGAACAGGGTAATCAGATTAAAAAAATCAAAGAAACCTACACACAAAACGCCGAACAGAATGAGCGCACTCTTTGGCAGAGAATACAAGAAATCAAAAAATGACAGATAAAATCCTGGTAGTAACTGCTCCAGACGACATACTGCAGAGCGGTATTAGAATTGCACACATTAATCTCACTCAGCCACAGTCTCAGACAATTTCACAGGCACTGATGCAGAGCATACTGCCCCACACTATAATCAACTACGTGTGGAATCAGGGAGATTCTAAACTGTGGTTATTTGATAAGATTTCAAAGACAGATTTAATACTGTTTAATGCTGACTGCGATATAGAATCTTCAATGTTAATCGGTTGGATAAGTGCTGATCCGAGATCGTATTATTTTGGCGATCTTCGTGATTTAAACATCGTTAATGATCGTGTGCTATATAATAGTGATGACATTTTAAAATTACTGGAGAAGACTGCAAAACCACATGGCTAAAATCTACAACACATTCAAAGGCAACAGTGTTACTGTCAAAGAAAATGAGAATATAAATCAGGCTCTGCGCCGATTCAAAAAGAAAATAGATGAAGCAGGAACACTAGATACTCTACGTGCTAAAGAATTCTACGAAAAACCAACCACTGAACGCAAACGCAAAAAAGGTGCTGCCAAAGCACGTTGGCGTAAAAAACTCCGCGATCAACAACTTCCTCCTAAACTGTTTTAATCATTGACCTAGAGTCAGAAAGGTAGTATAATAACTGTATGCAAACAGATATTATGATAGACTTGGAAACACTTGACGTTCTCCCTTCAGCCACAATCCTTACCATCGGAGCAGTCAAATTTGATCCGTTCGGTGACGACGTGAACGAAAAGAAATGTGAGAAATTTTATGTCCGTGTTGATGTTGATAGTTGTGATCGTATCGGAGCCACAGTTTCACAGGCTACCTTAGATTGGTGGGCTTCGCAAAGTCAGAGTGCGCAAGACGAAGCCTTTGATCCCGCAAATAGAATCCCAGTAGAAGATGCAATAGCACAACTTTACAAATTTTGCTGGGGTGCTAAACGTGTATGGAGTCATGGTGCAGGATTTGACGTTACTATTCTAGAATGGTACTTCCGTAAAATCGGCAAAGCTATTCCTTGGCAGTTCTGGGAAGTTCGCGACACACGTACTATCTTTGACATAGGTATCAATCCCAATCGTCCTCCTGTGCTGAAACATCATGCCTTAGAAGACGCTTGGAATCAAGCAGTAGGAGTACAAAATGTCTATAAAGCTCTGCGTACCAGTACAATGAGCAACGGTAATTATATTGCACCATTTGCAAATCAAAGGTAATATATGGACAGTCAGACAAAAGAAGTAATGGACATTCTACAAGAAGAATGTGCAGAAGTAATTCAAGCAGTAAGCAAAATCAGCCGCTTCGGTTTGGATAATTTCAAGCCAGGTAAACCTAAAACTAACAGGCAACACTTGGAAGAAGAGCTAGGCGATATGATGGCTATGATCGATATTCTGCACAGCATGGATATTGTGTCATATACCAATATTGAGCGAGCCCAGGCTGCTAAAATCGAAAAACTTAAAAAATGGTCAAATATTCAGAATTTAGAGAATATCTGATATAAATAAAATTGTGAATTGTACCGTTAAGGGCAGTTCATAGAGCATAGTGCTCAAATAGATCTTACTTTAAAGGAGATAGAACATGTCTAAGATCATCGGTATTGACCTCGGCACCACCAACTCATGCGTGGCTGTTATCGAGAACGGAATTCCCAAAGTTATTGAAAACAACGAAGGTGCTAGAACTACACCTAGTATCGTGGCATATGCCAACGACGAAGTGTTAGTCGGTGCATCAGCCAAGCGTCAGGCAGTAACTAATCCAAAAAACACAATCTACGCCAGCAAGAGATTGATTGGTCGCAAGTTCAAAGAACAGGCCATACAAAAAGATCTTGACTTGATGCCATATGAAATCATGGAAGCCAGTAATGGTGATGCATGGGTACGAGCCGCAGGCAAAGAACTAGCACCCCCACAGATTTCCGCAGAAGTTCTGCGTAAAATGAAAAAGACCGCAGAAGATTATCTTGGAACCACAGTCACGCAGGCAGTGATCACTGTACCGGCCTATTTCAATGACAGCCAAAGACAAGCTACCAAGGATGCTGGCAAGATCGCTGGGCTAGAAGTTCTACGTATTATCAACGAACCTACCGCGGCTGCACTGAGCTATGGTGTAGACAAACAGGACAAGGCAGACAGAAAAATTGCTGTCTACGATCTAGGTGGTGGTACCTTTGATGTGTCTATAATCGAAATTGCTAACGTTGACGGAGAAAAGCAGATTGAAGTATTGAGTACCAATGGAGATACATTCTTAGGCGGTGAAGACTTTGATCAACGCATCATGGACTATTTGGTAGAAGAGTTCAAGAAAGATCAGGGTGTGGATCTGACTAAAGATATGTTGGCGTTACAGAGACTTAAAGAATCAGCAGAAAAAGCCAAGATTGAACTTTCAAGTTCTGCACAGACTGATGTGAATCTGCCTTATATCACTGCAGATGCCAGCGGTCCACGTCACATGAACATCAAGATCACTCGCAGCAAACTAGAAAGTTTGGTTGCTGAATTGATAACACGCTCTATAGAACCCTGCAAGACTGCTATGAAAGATGCAGGGGTCACTGCTGCTGACATAGATGAAGTTATCCTAGTGGGTGGAATGACACGTATGCCTAAGGTGCAAGAAGCTGTGGAAGCACTGTTTGGTAAAGCACCTCGCAGAGATGTGAACCCAGACGAAGCAGTGGCTGTAGGTGCTGCCATACAGGGTGCAGTGTTGGGTGGTGATCGTAAAGATGTATTGTTATTGGACGTGACTCCGTTGAGCCTTGGTATTGAAACACTGGGCGGTGTGATGACGAAAATCATACAGAAAAACACCACTATCCCTACCAAAGGACAACAGACATTCTCCACAGCAGACGACAATCAACCTGCAGTGACCATCAAGGTGTTCCAAGGTGAGCGTGAACTGGTGCAGCATAACAAATTGCTAGGTGAATTTAATCTAGAAGGTATCGCACCTGCTCGCAGAGGCCAGCCCCAGATCGAAGTCACATTTGATATTGATGCTAATGGTATCATGCATATCTCTGCCAAAGACAAAAGCACAGGCAAAGAAAATAAAATCACTATCAAATCCAACAGTGGGCTCAGCGATGCAGAAATACAGGCCATGATCAAAGATGCAGAACTCAATGCTGAAGCAGACAAGAAAGCTCGTGAATTGATCGATGTGAAAAATTCTGCAGAAGCACAGATCCATGAAGTGAAAAAAGATCTCGAAGAATTCCGCAGTGACCTCACTGATGCGGAAATTACAGAACTTGAAACTGTGATCAAAGAAGTAGAAGAAGCAGTCAAAGGTGATGACAAAGAAAAAATCACCGAAGCACTCAACAAAGTTTTCCCTGCAATGAAAACATTGCTGGAAAAAAGGCAGGCCAAAGATCAAGCACAAGCACAAGCTGATGCAGGATCGATGCCTGGCCAAGATGATGTAGTTGATGCTACCTTCACAGAGAAGAAAGCAGACTAATCATATAGGGGTACTTTCGAGGCCTCTAATTGTTCTTACTTTATAAGGAGACTATTATGAACAATCAATTAGCTAGAATAGACGCTCTAAGCAGAGCACTTGTGGGATTTGATACCATGTTTGATCAAATGGAACGCAGATTTGCCAACAGTGTATCAAACAACTATCCGCCACACAACATCATTAAACTAGACGAAAACGAATACGCCATTCAATTGGCAGTGACTGGTTTCGATAAGACCGAGATCTCAGTGACTGTTGAAAACAATGTGCTGATCGTCAAGGGTGAAAGCCAGACCACAGATTATGCGGCAGAGCAGTATCTGCATCGCAGCCTTGCAACTCGTGATTTTATCAAAGAATTTCCTTTGGCCGAACACATTGAAGTTGTGGGTGCGGAAACCAAGAATGGCATGCTGACTGTGAAGTTGATCAGAGACATTCCAGAATCAGCTAAACCCAAGGTCATTGACATTGTTGATGTGAAGTAGTATAATACAAGAGAGGGCAACCTCTCTTGTTAAATACAGATATAAACTAGGATTCGAAATGTCTACAGAAATCGAAGTAAAAGAAAAAACCTCAGTTCAATTAGCTCCCCCAGCTTTGTGGAAGGTGATATTTCTCAATGATGATCAAACACCCATGGAATTAGTTATAGAACTGCTCACAGGCATTTTCAAACACACAGAATCCAAAGCCAAAGACATCACTCTGGAGATACACGAAACTGGTAGCTGTGTAGTAGGCATATATCCTTTTGAAATCGCAGAACAAAAAGGTATTGAAGCCACTACCGTTGCAAGACAAAATGGTTCGCCATTGCGAATCACCGTGGAGCAGGAATGAGCCTAAGAGACATCACCAAAGACCTGCACACAGATGCAGAACGCTCAGAGTTTGCCAAGAAATTACTCAGCGGTAATATTGCTGTAGAAGATTATGCCAACTACCTATATCAGATGGTGTTGATCTATAATCCTATTGAGATGGGTAATAGATTGCAAGGTAATTTTGCTAACCTTCCTGACATAGAAAGAACCTGGGCTATCTATCAGGATTTCGTTGAACTAGCAGGCAAGGATCACAGTTACACATGGTTGCCTAGCACAGTGGCCTATCACCATTATCTTCTAGAACTGTTACACGATCCTGCCCGTAAGCATCTAATCAAAGCACATTTATACTGCCGACACATGGGCGATCTTTATGGTGGACAGATTTTGGCCAAACGTGTGCCGGGTCAGGGTAGATTTTATAAATTTAAAGATCCAGAACGACTCAAAGAACAGATTCGTGCAGAGCTCACAGACGATCTAGGAGATGAAGCTCGTGTGGCCTTTGAATGGGCCATAAAAATAATGCGAGATCTCAACAATGAGCCAAGTGTGGAACACGCTGATTGAAATTCAGCAGCTACTAGAAACTAAATTCAATCAAACCGGAGTAGAAGTTCATGAACCTGGCATGGAAAGGTTCAACCAACCTGGTTGGGTAAACCGTGTATGGCGCAGCGATCGATACCGCAGAGCTCACGTAGATGTAGTAGATGCCAGAGATACCAAAAGTTTGTGGATGATGCACTGCTGCATTTTTCCACACATTACAGATCCTAGCCCTATCTATGGATTTGATGTTATAGCAGGAAAAAACAAGATCACAGGCTGTTTTCACGATTACTCCAAAGCAGGGGATCCTCATCATCCTATGATGCAGTGGTTCGCAGACTATGTGAGCCAATTGGAATGGCGAAGAGTCCGAGAACTACCCGAGTGGGCTACCAACATTTTCAGCCCCAGCATGGTGGCAGCGGGTAATGTGCAAAATGAGGAAGAACTAGCTCAGATCATAGCCATGGCCAAGGACACCATAGAACACTATCTCAGCACGGTAGGAGAAACATTAGGTCAGGCTGAAAACACCACGGCAGCACAGAATTATTACGCACAGAATCAGAAGCAAAACCCGCATACACCGCGTGTAATGGTGAGTTTAGGGCTGAGTGAGGACGATGTGCAGCATTTTATACAGGATTGCCTGTTCCCAGAAATACGATAAATAATCGTATGAGAAAATATGAATTTATATCAGAAAAAATCAGTGCTAATGCGGCTAGTAATTCTGGAGATCCTAGTGCATTGTCAAATGTCAAACAAGCAATTATTACTAAAATTGATACAGTAACCGATATAGACGAACTGCATCAGATTTATTCTTATGTCCGTAAAATAGATATTGGTGGTGGTGTAGATACTATTCTACAAAAAGATGAAGATCTGCGACAAGTTCATACGGTTGTATCCAGAGCGATAATCGATGCCAAAGCACCCTACGAAGAAAAAGAAGGGTTTGCTATGGAACTGGCAACAAAAGGAATTATCAATATTAAAAAATTGTTATCCCCGGGTGTTTCACTAAATCTTGAATCTATAATTCAAACACAATTTCCTAATGTGTATCAACAAGTTGCTCCAGAGCTGATTGCCATTCAAGGACTATTTAAAACAGGTAAAACAAAAACACAAAAGGGTCCAGGCGAAATGTTTTTGGCTATCTGTAGTCCTAATATTATGTTAAGCAAAGATGCAGGTGATTTAGTAATAAATGGAAAATTAATCGAGGTGAAAGGCAATGGCGGAAGGATAAAAGGAGTCAGAGGATATGGAAACAGTTCCTCTACTCTAACCGCGGTAAAAACTGCGGCCGCAGCACTTCCCAAGAAACTCAAATTAAAAACAGCGATAACTGCACCATCGAATGTAAACGTTGGCAAAACTTCAGATTTTTGGACCAATTTCGGCCCATCACTAATCGCTGCAGGCGCACCGGCCGCCGGGGTAGTAAAATTTATTAGAACTTCTCTAAGCGGCATTATTAATTCAATCTATCTTGATGCTACTCCTGCAGAGCTTCAACAGCTAGTAGCACCTGTAAATAATAAAGGTATGGTTTTATTCGATTCATTTATTGCTGCACAAAAAAAGTATGCATTTGATTACTACAAATCACATGACGAATTCAAGGGCATACTGTTCATAAATACAGGTTCTGGAACCACTATCTATATCGAAACTGCTGAACAATTTGCACAATCGATGATCATACAAAAAATAGGACTTAATGGTGGTGCTCAAAATGGTATGCAGGTCAAGGTACCATAATCAATTATCCTTCAATCTAGATTAAACTCGCCACTTAATTCCCGCCTCCCCCCACGTAAATACTAACAGCAACTACCGGGAGCGAACCATGTGTAGGAAAGCCATAGTGTCAGCAGCACTGATCTTTGCATGTGCTCACGTACAGGCTGAGTTAGTGCATCAATTCCAAAGTCCAGCCTTTATTCCAGGCAATGGATATAGTTCACACGTACTAAGTATCTATCAACTAGAAGAAAATCGTAAGAAAGAAATAAAAGCTGAGGAATCAGCGGCATTACTCAAAGCAGAAACTGCCGCCAAGCAGACTAATTTATCAAAATTCCTAGTGAACGTAGAAGCACGTATCTACGCACAACTATCCAAACAACTAGCTGATCAGATGTTCACTGACAGTGGTGCCACTAGTGGCACAATGGATTTCCAAGGCACGAATATAAGTTGGGTCAAAACAGGAACAGATGTTACACTGACCATTATCGAAGCCAATGGCAGCCGCACTGAAATCACTGTACCTATAGCGAGCTTTGCATTCTAATGAAACGACTGATGTTATCATTCTTGATGGTCAGCACATTATCAGGCTGTGCTACCATACACATGGACACCGCCAAGGAAGAACCTGTGGCGCTGAAACCCCGAGAAAATCTGACCATAAAGATTCCATCGTTGGATGGACCACCTATCGCTATTGCTGTTTATGGCTTTCAAGACAAGACCGGCCAAATGAAGCCCAATGATAGATTGGCTGTGTTTTCAAAAGCCGTGACGCAGGGTGCCGAAGTGTTCCTAATCAAATCACTTCAAGACTCAAAGAATTGGTTTAAAGTAGTAGAGCGTGTGGGCCTAGACAACCTTATCAAAGAACGTCAATTGATTCGCAACCAACGAGAAGTCTACGAAGGCAAAGATGCCAAGGCCTTGAAACCAATGACGGTGGCTGGGGTGATGATAGAAGGTGGCATCATCGGCTACGACAGTAATATACGCAGTGGCGGTAATGGTGCTAGGTTTCTAGGCATTGGAGGCAGTCAACAGTATCGCGTAGACGAAATTGTTATCAGCCTAAGATTGATCAGTGTGAACAGTGGAGAAGTATTATTGACCAACGCTGTGAGCAAAACCATCTACAGTACACAGCATAACGTAGGTGTTCTACGGTTTGTAGATGCAGGAACCAAAGCATTAGAATTAGAAAATGGTCAGGCCTTGAATGAACCTACTACCTATGCAGTGCGTGTGGCCATTGAACAGGCGGTCTATGACATGATCGTGGAAGGTGAAAAGAAAGGTCTATGGAGATACAAGGTAGAAAAACCTGCGGTCATAGAAGAGAAAAAAGATCAAGCAGTTGTGCCACAGGCCCCGATCTCTCCGCAACCACCTATTACTGTTGAGCCTGTGAAACAAGAAAATAAAGATCCAGAACAAAAAGTTGAGACTGCGATTGAAAAAATCTCAAGAGTAGTTCCTGTACAACCTCCGCAGATTCCAGTAATAGAGAAAAAAGCAGATGTTGAGGAAAAAGTAGATCAACCAACGGGTGTGATTACCCAACCAGATAGTGGTAAAACTAGTACACCATTATGGAGTCCTAGATATCTAAAACAAGATTCGTTTGTGTATAAAGAACCCGATGAAAAAAGCCAACGTACTTGGCAGTTGAAAAAAGGAACAGAATTTAATATCATTTCTCCAGGACCGGAGGGATGGCATTATGTAACGGACGCGGAGAAGCGTAAAGGGTATGTGCGAACTGACGTGCTTTCAGAACACAAACCATAATGAGTCAAGCATTGGAGA